AACTCAGGGAACATAGAGTTTGCTAAGATGGCAGCACAAGGCTTACAAGCTGCATACCAGAACCAGACAGGTGTAGAGGGTGAAGTATATGGTGGTAAACAAGCGGCTCCTGAGGGGAACCGTGGAGAAGTATTTCGTAGTAATGCGGAAGTTACTGCTATGATGAAAGACCCGCGCTATGAATATGATCATGCGTTTAGGCAAGATGTTAGAGATAAATTAGAACGGTCTGACCTGTTTAGTCAGGGCAGCCTATAGTTTAGTAGTACGCTATCAAGTATTTAAACAAGTAGACAGAGACGGGCTGCGGTCCACAATCCCTAGTTGAAAGTTAGAGAAAGGTATAGCACTTTATGTTACATACTTTTTATTAATTTTAAATTAGGAGAATACAATGTCAGTTACAGACACTAGTGCTCCCGTCCTAACCATGTCCCGAACGGGCCAAGCTAACTCTGCAGGTGATTCATCTGCGTTGATGCTTAAGGTCTATGCTGGGGAAGTCTTGACTGCTTTCGAGCAAGCAAGTGTGACGATGGACAAGCACGTTATTCGTTCAATTAGCTCAGGTATTTCCGTACAGTTTCCATTGGTATGGAAGACTGCTGCTACGGAGTACGCTTATATCAATGGTTCTGGCAATACTGGAACTACGGGTATTGAGTTAGACGGTACAATTATTCACAAGAACGAGAAGGTCATCTCTATTGATGGTCTCTTGATTGCTGATCACTTTGTGAACAACTTGGATGAGGCTATGTCTCACTTTGAGGTTCGCTCTATCTACGCTAAGGAAGCTGGTATTGCCTTAGGTACACAGTGGGATCAGAATGTATTACAACAGGGTGTATTAGGAGCACGGTCATCTACGCTTATCACTAGTGGTAACGGTGGTGCTGTTCTAACTAATGCCTCTTATGGAACTTCAGGTTCCACCTTGGGTTCAGGACTCTTTGATGCTGCAGAGCAGCTTGATGAGAACAATGTACCTGAGAATGATAGGTATATGTACATCCGTCCTGCTCAGTATTACCTGATGGCAGAGACTACTGACCTCATCAACCGTGACTGGGGTGGAAGTGGAGTGTATTCAGAAGGTGAAGTTATGAAGGTTGCTGGTATTCACATTGTGAAGACTAATAATCTACCTATTACTAACGTAAGTTCCGCACAAGTGACTACACATGACGGCAACTTTAGCACGACTAAAGCTTTGGTTATGCACAAGTCATCAGTCGCTACCGTGAAGCTATTAAATCTAGCTGTGGAAACTGAGTATCAAATTAAAAACCAAGGCTGGATCATTGTAGCTAAGTATGCAATGGGACATGGCTTCATTCGACCAGAAGGTTGTGTCGAATTTAAAACCTCTTAAGGGAAAGGATATAAAATATGACTGATATAGCTAATATCCAATCTCTTGCTGTGGCTTCTAATACTGTTACTAATGTAGAGCTGCTACAGTTTACTGGGGAAAATGTTACCATAGGAACAGGCTACGAGCAGATCTGTGGAACGGATGCAGCTGGTCTTCATCCACTAATTGCTGGAGAAGATATTGATGTTGTCTCTTCATCTACTGATGATGATGCTGCTGGTACAGGGGCTAGAACTGTTCTAATCAAATATCTTGATTCTAACTTTGCTAAACAACAGCAGACTGTAATTTTAGATGGTACTACAGAAGTAGAAATGACTGCTCAGGACATCACCTACATCCTTAGTGCTGAAGTAATAACTACAGGCACTGGATTAGCTGCTGCGGGTGCAATTACTATTGCTGCTGTAACAGGTACTTTTGTCTTTGGAATTATTGACGCAGGAGCTACTCGTATGAATAACTGTGCTTCTATGATTCCTGCTGGACACTCTGGTTATGTGCATGGTTTCTGGGCTGACGCTAAAGCTATTGCTGCTGGTGGAGGTACTGTTGAAGCTGTTCTACAGGTGGCTGAATTTGGTACGTCTGGAGTTAAAGCATCCGAAACATGGCAAACTATTGCTAGGATGACAATGGTGGAAAATGATAACGATATTGTGTCTGCTAGTGGCGGTAACTCTAGTAATGGACCAGGTTGGTTTCAGTTTCCTGGTAACATTCCTTACGTGCTCCCTGCTAAAGCTATGGTCAGAGTGGCTGCAGCTGCAGCTGTGTCTGGCGGTTCAGTACAAGGAGGCTTTAGTCTCGTTGTTCAGGGTTCAGGTGCAGGTACTACGATAACAGATAGTTAAACTATTGGGGAGGGCTAGGATAGACTCCCCTTCTTTTCTAATTAGGAGAACAAATTATGGCAGATACAAGCAGAACTGTCACAGATATGGCAAGCAATCTGTTTCAAGACAGTCAGGCTGCTGGATCTATTACGCCTCAGGATCTTAGAGATTTAGTAGAGACTTGCCAAACCAAACAAGGCAGTATATTTGTAAGTACAGCAGCTGCTACAACAATTGCAGGACAAGCTAATGTCACACCTAGCTCGATCACCAACATGGTAGCAGTAGAGACAGCAGCTACATTTACTCTTAGCACAGCTCCAACAGCTAATGAGTTTGATATGAATACAGATGGACAGCTAAGGTACACAGGTACTCCCACTACGAATGTCTTCTTTACAGCTTCAGTAATGCTGGAAATTGTTACAGCTGTAGTTGACCATGAATTAGTTATGGCTGTAACCAAAGGTGGAACCATTGTAACAGGTGCTAAGATTGGTGGTTTCTGTCCACGACTAACAACTAACTCAGTACCTATGTCGGTCTCTGGCTTTGCTTCAATGGCTACTAATGACTACTTGAATATCTTTGTAGGTAACGTAGATGGTACAGGTAATGTAGTAGCACGGATGGCCCAACTTACAGCTTTCTCTTTGGTGACTTAAAATGGCATTTATATCACAGGTTCCTATGACAGAACTTCAAGCAGTCAATATACTTTTGGCTGCTATAGGTGAAGCTGCTGTATCTAGTTTAGAAACAGCTACTACTGTGGAAGTTACTCAGGCTAAGAACTTGTTAAGCAACACCAATAGAGCAATACAGCAGAAGGGGTGGCATTTCAATACAGAATGGGATGTTGTTATGACCTTGGATTCTGAGAGTCTAGTACCAGTAGGTTCTAATATACTGTCTATTATGATTCCCAATAAGCTAACTACCTTAAGAGGCCGTGAAGGTTCTCCTTTTTTATATGACTTAGAGAACAATACGTTCACCTTTGGGAGTGCTCCTAACAATGCTGTTACTATTACACTTCTTGATTTTGTGGATACACCGCATACGTTCAGACAGTATGTAACCGTAAGAGCAGCTAGGATCTTCCAAGAGGAGATCATAGGTCAGGTATCTGCAGAACAGATAAACAGAATAGAAGAGAGTGAAGCTTATGCAGATCTTTTGGATGATGAAACAGATAGAGCTGGATACAATGTAGGTTATAGTGATATTGAGATGTATAATATAACTAAAAGACATAGGAAGCTCTGGTAGATGCCATTAATATCTGAACAAATAAGTAACCTAATAAATGGTGTTTCACAGCAACCTCCTAGTTTAAGACTAGCTTCTCAATCACAAGTACAAGAGAATGCTATGGTTACTGTTGCTGAAGGTCTGAAGAAGAGACCACCATTAGAGCATGTAACTAAGCTTAATAATAAAACAGATATTGATGCTAAGGTTCACTTTATAAACAGAGATACCAATGAGAGATATGTAACTCTCATTACTTCAGATCAATTTGATTCAGCATTCTCTAGTGACTTCTCTGGAACAGAGATGGAGATCTTTAGTTTAGATTCTCCTCTTAATGCTTGGGCTACTTTCTTTAGTGAAGCCTTTGGTCCACAGGATTATAGTCGTAGTGTGAGTGGTTCCAATTCAGGAGAGAATGTCTCCTACATTAGGGTTAAGGATGCTAGGGATAACCTTAGGTTATTCACGGTAGCTGATACCTCCTTCATATTAAACAAAACCTCAGTGGCAGCTAAGAGTACCACTACAACAGACTCACGTGCCCCTGAAGGCATTGTTTTTCTTAAGCAAGCATCTAATGCTACTACATTTAAAGTCTTCATAGATGGAGCTGATGTAGGCTCTATATCTAATAATAATGATGCTGCTACATTAGTGACCAACATAGCTACTGCTATGGCTACTCCAGGTTTTACTATTACTACATTTGGTAGTAGTAATGTTCATGTTACTAAGAATGATGGATCAGACTTCACTCTACACGCTGAAGCTCCAACAGCTAACATGATAGCTATTAAAGATACTGTAGTAGACTTCACAGATCTCCCTGCTAGAACCAAAGATGGTTTTATTATTAAGGTCACAGGTGATCCTGGCAGCTCTGCAGATGACTACTGGTTAAAACATAATAATCAATCAGATATTGATACAGGTGAGTGGGTAGAAACTGTAGAACCGGGTTTAGCTAATACTATTGATCCTACTACGATGCCTATACAACTCACTAGATCGGCTTCTGATCCTTGGGAAGTCTCTTTTGCTGATGATTTTGGAACACCAGACTTTGCTGTATCTCCAATTACATGGACAGATAGGGTCATTGGAGACCTAGAGACAGCTCCTGATCCTTCCTTTATCGGTCAGACATTCAATGACATGTCCTTCCATAAGAATAGATTAAGTTTCCTAGCTGGTGAGAACATTATACTCTCTGAGTTAGGTGAGTTCTTTAATTTCTTTGCAACTACGGCTACTGATCTCTTAGATACAGATCTTATTGATCTAGCTGCACCTACCAATGAAGTCAGTACATTACAGAACTTTGTACCCTTCAATGAGAACCTGATGATCTTCAGTGACTTTGCTCAGTTTAAATTGTCAGAGTTTGCTGCTGGTGGACTCACTCCAACTAATGCTAAGTTATCCCTACTGACACAGTATCAACATGAGAAGCTTGTAACCCCTGTCATTAATGGTAGAAAGTTATACTTTAGTGATGAGAATGATGGGTTCAGTGTTATACGAGAGTTTGGTGTCATAGAAGATTTACAAGAAGAGACAGCTGAAGATATTACAAGTCACATCCCTAGTTACATTAAGGGTAAAGGCTTTTCTATCATACCACATGAGGAGTTCTTATTTGTACTATCAGATGAGAACCTAAATGAAGTCTTTACTTATAAGTTCCTATTCCAAAGTGGTCAAAAGAAGTTAAGCTCATGGGGCAAGTGGTCCTTTAAGCCTGAAGAGAAGGTTATAGGTATTAAGATTATAGAACATATAGCATACTTTATTATAGTAAGACCTGATGGTACATACCTAGATAAGATGTCCTTACAGGATGCTAACCTAGTAGGTCTCACGGAGACTTCTACTCAGCTTCCATTTAAGGTACACCTTGACAGACTAGTAGAGTCTAGAGGTGTCTACAATCCAGTAACTAATATTACTACTTGGGCTGTACCTTATCCTGATAACTTTGGATCTACCTTTAGAGTAGTCCTTGGTCCTCAGTGGGTAGGTAGAGAAGGTTCCTTAGTACAGAATGTAACTCAAGCCAATACAAACACTTTGGTTATGCTTAGTACTTCTGGTGACTTCTCTACATATGATGTATTCATAGGTAAAGAGTACCAGTTCCTGTATGAGTTCACTGAGCCTACTATTAAGACAGAAGTAGGTGGTAGATTGAGTTCTCTCTCAGGTGGTATCTTGAAGATCCGTAAGTTTAACATAGATTATTTTAAGACAGGGTACTTTAAGATGAAGATAACTGCTCCCGGTAGGGAAGCTTTTAATCATGTATTCACTGGACGTATTCTTGGTTCTGCTCTTAATAAGATTGGAACTATCCCATTTGAGACAGGCAACTTCAAGAAGCTTATACTCTCAGATGCCAAGGATCTTAAAGTAGAATTATTATCAGACTCATACCTCCCCTGTGCCTTCACTGGTGCTGACTGGGAAGGTAATTATGTAGTCAGAACTGTAGGCAGAAGGTAAACATGAAGCCGTACCATAGAGTATCTACCTTAGATGACATGGCATACTTGTCATTACACCTAAGGTATGAAGATAAACGTGAAGTAGAAACACTAGGACATACTCCTGAGAGAGCCTTAGCCTTAGGCTTTGGTAACAGTAGTATATGTAGGTCTATTCTAGACAAACGTGGCCTAGTAGTTGGAGTCTATGGTGTAGTCCCTTTGTCTGATACTATAGGACAAATATGGATGTTAGGATCAGAGGGA